TTCTCGCCGGCCCGCTGGCCTGCCCGCGTCCGAACCGTTAGAATCCCGCCCCCGGACGCGCTTGCGCGGCCGGCCATCGCCGGAATAGCTCAGTTGGTAGAGCGGCGCATTCGTAATCGCGACGCGGTTGTCGTGGTGGCGGAGGCAGAAGGCATGCGGTACAAGGCTTTAGGGCCGCCAGCGGTCCGATGGCAAGGTGGCTCGGACACGGTTTAAACAAGTTTCGCCGGAGTAGCTCAGTTGGTAGAGCACGTCATTCGTAATGATGGGGTCGTAGGTTCGATTCCTATCTCCGGCACCACTTGACGCCAGAAGGGCAGCCAGCAAGGCTGCCCTTCTTGCTTTTCGGAGCAAACAATACGCGGCAGTACGCGACAGTATGGATGGCTGAGCGGAGGCATCCGGCCATCCGCCTAGGCGATCCGAGGTAACCAAGTTGATTAGGAAGAAATATTCTGTTGCGGACTTCTTTGCTGGGTGCGGTGGGCTCTCGCACGGTTTCGAGCTGACCGGGCGGTTCAACGTCCTGCTAGGCTCAGACATCAAGCCCGAGGCGCTAGAGACGTTCGTCGAGAACCACGACAACGACCAGGGTAAGCCCGAGGCCATCCTCGAGGACATCCAAAAGGTCGCGCCCAAGGGCGTGCTCAAGATGCTCTCTCGGTTTGGAGTGAAGTCAGAGGGGCAGCTTGACTGCCTCATCGGCGGTCCGCCATGCGAGGGCTTCAGCCAGAACCGATCCATCAACGCGGGAGGCAAGGTTACTGAAGGCACGGCCTCGCGCGTCAACCGTTTCATGGACGATCCGCGGAACCAGCTCTTCAAGTGGTACGTGGAGCTGGCAGCCTATCTCAAGCCCCGAGTCGTCCTCATCGAGAACGTGCCCGACCTCGTCCGGCACAAGGACGGTGGGACGCTCAAGGAGATTCTCGACGCTCTGGACCGCGCGGGATACGTTGCGTCGGTAAGGGTGCTGCACGCTGCTGACTACGGGGTGCCGCAGATGAGGCGCCGCACCATCTTCCTCGGCCAGCGCAAGGAGGACTTCGCGCGCACGGGGATCAAGCTGCAATTCCCCGAGCCGACCCACAAGCCGTTCCCGCTCCACTACGAGGGCCTGGAGGAGGATCGCCTTTGGCTGCCCGGCGACTCCGGCTATTGGCCTTCGGTATGGGAGGCCATCGGGGACCTGCCCGCGCCCATCACCAAAGGCGCCGAGATGGCATCGATCCCCGCTGAGTACCCGTCAGCCGCCGACTCGGACCTGCGGCGCTACTACCGTGGCTCCGCCCCGCAGATCTACAACCACGTCGCCCGACCGCTGGGTAAGAGCGGCTTGGAGAAGGTGCGGGCGATCGCAAAGGGGCAGGCAGCCTCGGACCTGCCGGACCACCTCCGCCCGAAGGCGTCCTATCACTACAGCTACGCCCGCCTGCGGTGGTCGGAGCCGGCGCGGACCATCACCAAGTTCTGCTATCACGTTGGGTCGGGCATGTTCGCCCACCCTGTCGAGGACCGTGCGCTTACGATGAGGGAGGCCGCGCGCCTTCAGACATTCCCGGACTCCTTCCGCTTCGTCTCGGACAACATCCGCGAACTGTCTGCAATGATCGGCTCGGCCGTGCCGCCCCTGCTCGCCAAGAAGATCGCGTGGTCAGTCTCGCGCTACTTGGATGAGATTCAGTTCGCCGACCTTTCGCCCGAGGACAAGAAACTGGTGCGGCCCCAGGCCACTGACGCTGTCCTCAAGCGCCTACAGGGCGAGGAGTGGGGGCACGAGGCGGAGCGATTCGATCAGTCGGCGCTGTTCGCCGAGGAAGGCTGAGTTCACCACTTGAAGTCAATCCAGTTGACGGGGTCGCCGGGTTTCCGGCGCCTCGACTGGGTTCGCTCCAACGTGGACTTGAGCAAGTCCAGCGACGGGATGTGGCCGATGCCGAGCATCGACGTGAAGTCGGGAGCCGCAGCGTCATCCACGCGAGAGTTGCCTACCAACGTCTTGTCATAGGCAAGATCGTACTGCTTGGTCTGCGGGTTCTCGTCCATCCGATAGACGACCATGTTCACGTTGCCGTCCTTCTTGTCCACAAAGGGCTCCGGCCGGAACGCTGTCGTCTGCTGGATGTACTCCAGCAGCACGTCCTGAAGAATCCAGATCGTCTTGCCACCCCAGCTCGCGGCGGCCTCGGACTTGGCGAACAGTTGCGAGGCCATGCGCCCGAACACCTGCCGGTAGTTGGGCGTATAGGGGGACTTGACCGCGCCTCGGAGCGAGCGCTGGTCACGTAGCGCCAGCACGTCGGCCATGTGCTCCGTCAAGCCGCCGCCTCGCGTGCTGGAGGTCATGATCTCCAAGATGTAGGGGGCGCCGATTAGCTTCGGGTGGTCGCCTCCCTCGCTCCAATCGACCTCCATCAGGATGTAGTCGAAGGTGAACTCGAAGAAGCGCCCCGCGAGCTCGTTCTCCTCGGAATCGTCGCTCGACGCGAACTTGAACTCCCACCAGCAGCGAACGTCGGCTCCCGGCTTGATCGGAATCAGAGCCTTAACCTCGGGAAGCATTACCGGAGGGCTGGTGTGTAGCTCCATCATCCGCTTGGGGCAGATGATCCACGGCTTCGACTTTGCCTCGAACCGTCGCTTGGTCGATACGGTGCAGATGCCCAGAGGGGTGCGCGCTGCGGTGTAGTGCTTCGCGTAGATGGCGCGGTCATCGTCGGTGATGGCGGGCCCGTTGGGGTCGAAGTAAGCCCGGTCACCCCGATTCGCGGAAACGTCGCAGACCTTGCCCGTAAACGGGCAGTTGCAGGTCAGCCAATTGGCATGAGGCTCAAGGAGGGCTTCTTCGTCCACCCGCCAGCCGAACAGTTCCGCGATCTTCGCCACTCAGACATTTCCCCCACTTATAGCGCGTCATCGAGATTCTCGCCGATGCCTACGCCTGAGGGTAGCTAATTCTTACTCGCGGCCCAAGTCGAGTCCGGGAGCGATCCAGGTGGCCCGTGGCGCGTCAGGGGCCGCGCGGCCTGATACCGAGCAGCCCGGACCGCGTCGCGCCGCACGGGCTCACCGGGGAGCCCGGACAAAGTGCTGGTGTCGGCGCGAGTGTCGGGCCGGTACTATGTGAACTAATCGGGCTGGCGACCAGCCCAGCCCGAGGATCGCCGGCAATGGCTATGGCGATCAGAAGTGCTTTCGGTGGCAAGAACAGCCGAGGCCAGCCCAGCGTGACGAACCGGGCAGCCCATCTCTGCGACGCACAGCAGGCCCAGTCCCCCGGCGGCATCCCGCCGTCGCGGGAGCCCTGGAGATGGAGCACGCCTGTGACTACCCCCTACGAACCCAAGAAGCTCTCCCCCGAGGAGATGGCGGAGCTGCACGCGCTCCCCGACGACGCGCTGGCGACCGCCCAGGAGGCGGCCGCGTTCCTGCGCCTGAAGTACAACACCCTGTCGTGGTACCGCTGCAACGGCGGAGGCCCGAAGTACACCCGCGTCGGGCCGAAGCTGATCCGCTACCGCATGGGCGACCTGCGCGAGTACGCGAAGGGCCAGCCGATGGGCGAGGGAATGCGGAAGGTCGGCGCCGCGATGCTGGCGGCCCGCACCGCCAAGGCGGAGGGCTGACCGATGGCCGCACAAGAAAACGCCCACGGCGTGCTAGACCGTGGGCGCAAGGTTACAACCGACCGGGAGACGGAGCCTGCCAGAGCTCACGGGATCAATGATGCCGTGGGGCGCAGCTCGCCGACGCCGTCATTCGACGTCGATGGTCTGATCCGCGCGGGCCTCACGCTGATCCCGCTCCACAGGTGGGACGCCAAGGACGCGAGGGGCCGCGACCGCGGCAAGACCCCGCGCGACGGCGCCTGGCAGTCGAGGGACTACGACAGCCGCGAGGTGGTGGAGCAGGCGCGCCGCGATGGCAGGAACGTGGGCGTGCGCCTGCCGCCGACGTGGATGGTGCTCGACGTGGACCCGCGCAACTTCGGAGGAAAGGACGACCCCGACAACGTCGCCGGACGCGACCCACTGGCCGAGCTGGTGCGGGACGCGCGGCTCGACCTGTCCGCGTGCCCGCACGTCGTCACCGGATCGGGCGGGCACCACTACTACTTCCGCAAGCCCGCCGACGTGCAGCTCCTCGACAGCCTGGAGACCTACCCCGGCGTGGAGTTCAAGAGCCACGGCCGCCAAGTCGTCGCGCCCGGCTCCGTGCACCCGAACGGCCGGCGATACGAGTGGGACGACCTCGCGCCGTTCCCCGAGGAGGCGCCGCAGGTGCCCGACGCGCTGCTGCGCCTGGCGCGCCGCCCAGTGCGGGCCTACGGCGAGGCGGCCGGGTTGGGCGAGCTCACGCCCGAGATGCTGGCCGCCTCGCTTGAGCACCTGGACCCCTGCGACTTCCAGGACCACGACTCGCAGTGGCTGCCGCTGATGATGGCCTGCCACCACGCCACCAACGGCGAGGGGCGCCAGGAGTTCATCGACTGGTCCACGCAGGACCCGCGCTACTCGGACGACGCCTGGACCATCGGCCGCAAGTGGGACTCGCTGCACGCCAGCCCGACCGGCGGACGGCGGGGCCGCCCCGTGACCGTGAAGTTCCTGCACAAGGTCGTGCAGGAAGCAGGCGGCCAGGTGGCGCGCACCGAGGCGGAGGACGACTTCGACGCGTGGGAGGAGCCGGAGGACCTGGGGCGCGGCGTGGACGACGCGGCGCTACGCGAGCCGCCGAAGGCGGAGGGCATCGCGGCAGTCATCGAGGAGATGAACGCCCGGCACTACGTCGCGTTGGACAACGGGTTCCAGGTTGTCACCGAGCAGCCGGACCCGATCTTCGACGGGCGCGTGCGCTACCAGCGCCTCTCCAAGAGCGACTTCCGATCGGCCTACGAGAACCAGCTCGTCGAGCACAACGACAAGCTGATGAGCAGGGCCGACCTCTGGCTCAGGAGCCCGCACCGCCGCACTTACAAGGGCATCATCTTCGACCCTGCGCGCGAGCAGGAGCACGAGGGCTGGCTCAACATGTGGAAGGGCTGGTCCGTCGAGCCGAGGCCCGGCGACTGGTCGCTGCTCCGCGAGCTCATCCGCGACGTGCTCACCGACGGCGACGCCGCCTCGTTCGAGTACGTGCTGAACTGGATGGCCTTCATGTTCCAGCACCCCGAGAAGGTCGCGGAGGTTGCCATCGCCTTCAAGGGCGCGAAGGGCACCGGCAAGGGCACGCTCGGCCGCGCGCTGTTCAAGCTCTCGGGCGCGAGCGGATTGCACATCAGCTCGCCCGGCCATCTCGTCGGCCGCTTCAACTCGCACCTGCAGAACTGCGTCTGCCTGTTCGCCGACGAGGCGTTCTGGGCCGGCGACAAGGCGGGCGAGGCCGTGCTGAAGCAGCTCGTCACGGAGCCGACCCTCACCTACGAGGGCAAGGGCCGCGACGCGGTGACGGGCAGGAACCACGTCCACATCGTCATGGCGTCCAACAACGAGTGGGTCGTGCCGGCCGGCATGGACGGGGAGCGCAGGTTCGCGGTGTTCAACGTCAACGAGCGGCGTCGCGGCGACAGGGAGTTCTTCAACGCCCTCAACCGCCAGCTCGACGGCGGCGGCCTCGCGGGCCTGCTGCACGAGATGCTGGCTCGCGACCTGGGCGACTGGCACCCGCGCGACAGCGTGCCGCAGACCGAGGCCCTGGCCGAGCAGAAGCTCATGAGCCAGAGCGCCGAGGAGTCCTGGTGGGACGGCCTCCTGGAGGCCGGGCGCCTGCCCAACTTCCTGTGCGACCTGCCCTGGGACTCGGAGGCCGTCGAGGTGGACAAGGACGAGCTCCACGCGGACTACGTCGCGCACGCCAGGATGCTCGGCGTGAGGCCGAAGACCAAGGCGGGGCTCGGCATGGTCATCAAGAAGAAGGCGGGGTTCGGGGACAGGCAGGTGGTGACCCACGACGGCCGTAAGACATGGCGCTGGGTGCTTCCCAGACTCGCCGACGCGCGGGCCATCTGGGCGAGGCGCGTGGGCCGCAGCTGAGGGCAATCTCGGCCACGGTCCGAGCTGCGGCCGACCCTCCGTGATGGTGGGTCGGCCGCTTTGTCTTTGTGGATCATGCGCTTACCGAACTGCGGCACGAACGACCGAGCACACAAGCTCGTTTCGCGTTCGGCCGAGAAACGAGCCCGGAACTAAATGCCTAAATGCTAAATAGCCCGGCCCGGCATTTGCCATTTGAGCATTTAGTTTTCGAGGCTGTTTCTTACCTGATCTTATTTTTAGTCTGTGAAGTCTATGAAGAATAAGAAAAGGTAATGAAACCAAGGCTTTTCGGAGCACGGACTGACCTCGGCAGCACGGACAGCATTCCGTGACGCCGTAGCCCCTCGATGGTGTGACCTGAGCCTGGCCGAGCGTGGCGGGCGTGGCGACCGATGCGGGGAGCGCGGCTGATCGTCCTTCCGACCGTGTGCTTCCTGTCCCTCGCGCGCGCGAGGAGAAGCTCCCGCCGACCGTGGCCGAGCGCGCCGCCTGATCGCACATCAGATGGTCTGGCCCGTCCAAGCCGTTGATCCGACTGCTTGAACGATGGCGTGCCTGCGCGCGTAAGCACGACACGATCACGCCGTAAGCCACTTTTCATGGAGACGGCGGCCGTGCAGTCCACCCCCAACTCGTTCACGCCCGAGCGGCGCGAGGTGTTCTTCCAGGTCCTGGAGGACACGTGCTCGCCCAAGCAGGCCGCGGCCGCGGCGGGCATCAGCAGGCAGACGGCCTTCTACCACAAGGCCAACGACGTCGAGTTCCGCACCCGGTGGGAGAAGGCGGTCGAGGTGGCCCTCGACTCGCTGCTGGACGAGGCGTACAGGCGCGCCGCGATCGGCTACGACGAGCCCGTGATCCACGGCGGCAGGCTCGCCACGGTGAGGGACCCGCAGAGCGGAGAGGAGCGGCCGCTGACGGTGCGCAAGCACAGCGACAGGCTCCTGGAGGTGCTGCTCAAGTTCCGCTACGGCGAGCAGATGGCGGACAGGCTGCGCGTCAAGGTCGAGGACACGGGCCTGTCGGCCGACGCCCTGCTAGCGATGCCGGCCGACGAGCGCACCCAGCTCGTGGCGCTGCTCTCCAAGTACAACGCGGCGCGGCCGCACGACGAGGAGCACGACGATGAGTGACAGGCTGAGCGTAGCCGAGGCCCTGGCCAAGGCGGAGCAGATCGAGCTCATGCTGGGCGCGATCCAGGGCACCGCGCCCGAGGCGGTCGAGGCGATGGGCGGGCGCGACGCCCTGGCCCGGCGCAGCGAGATGACGTGCCTCGGCCCGGTGCCGCGCCTGGACGCGGACGAGTGGGAGCGCATGTCGCTGGAGTACGAGGCGCGGCGCGAGCATGGCAGCGTCAACCGGGGGCACTAACGGGCACGCGGTCGCCGTGGAGGTGGACGGGGTGCGATACCCCTCCGCCAGGTCGGCGGCCCAGGCGCTCGGCGTGGGCTACAGCATGGTCACGGCCCGCGCGCACGACCCCAAGCACCCGAACTACCGCTGGCTCGGCGCGACGCCCGGCCGGCGGGAGCTGACGCCCGAGGACAGGCGCATCGCAAGGCCCCTCACCGAGCCCGAGCGGTGGCCGAACGACGGCGGCGCGCGACGCGCCCCCGTGATGGACCCCAACTACGACCCGCCCAGGGTCGTGCGCCGGGTCGGCTGGCTCCGCTGCATGTGCTGCGGGCGGTCCCACTTCTCCGAGGACGTGGCCCGCGCCCGCATGTGCCAGGAGTGCGGCGGCGCGGGAGGCATGCCGACCGGGCCGCGTCCCGATTGGGACGCCTGACATTCCATCGGCGGGCGGCGCGACGCCAAGCCCATGATTCGCAAGCCGCAGTGACGGCGGCAGTTTTGAGGGAAACACGCCCGGGAAACGATGGCGTTCGCGGCCAGCGCACCCCGACACATTGAACGCATCCGGTCAGCGCATTGGCGCGCATGACCCGCACCTCGGCTTGGTGCACGCGCTCGTGACAGGCGACCGGAGGACCACAACCCACCGGAGCACACGAGCAATGAAGATCGAACTCAGCGACACCCCCCTCCTCAGCACCCAGCAGATCGGCGAGCTCGCCTCGACCCTGGACCTGCTGCACAAGCGCACCCTCGCCGCGATCGAGCGGCTGAACAAGGACATCGCAACCCGCAAGCAGCAGATCGCCGCGCGCTGGAAGAATGCCCCCGGCATCGGCATGGCCGACGTGGCGCGCTTCGCCGAGCACGAGACCCTCGCCAGCGTCCGCGAGATCAAGGACAACTCCAAGGCCGAGCTGGACAAGATCATGAAGGAGGCCGGCGCACCGCACGCGCAGCTGATCGGCCAGCGCCAGTTCTACGACTCCCCGGCGAAGGTCTTGGCCCGCGCGGCCCTGGGCGACCCCAAGCGCACCGAGTACCTCCAGCAGCTCCAGCACGCCGGCCCCGCCGAGCTCGGCCACATGGCGCAGGTCGCCGTCGGCACGCGCAACGTCGCTCTGGCGTCCGCCGTGCTGTCCCTCATCGACCGCATGCCCAGCAAGGACCGCCCGGTCGGCCCGGTGGAGCTGGCGTCGGCGATGAAGCAGGACGACTTCCTGAAGGTCCAGGAGTACATCAAGCTGGGCGACGCGCGCCTCCAGGGCATCCTGGTCGCCATCAGGGCCTGGAACTCCGGCAAGTCGAACCCGCTCAGCTCGATCCAGCTCGCCATGCGCGAGCAGGAGATCGACCACGACCTAATCGGGGGCGACGGCGATGACTGACCGACGCGCCCACTACCCACCGTGCCACCCGGCGATGCTGGCACTCGCGGCGCTGGTCGCGGCGATCCAGCACAGGTGCGACCCGTTCCCCGAGCTTGAGGCCGCCGCAGCCCGCAACGGCGTGGCCGTCGGCTCCGAGGAGTTCGACGAGGCCGCGGCGCTGGCAGGGCAGCCGTACTGCCGCGCGCTGGACCTGTACGTGGACCGGGAGACCAAGCGCAGGGCGGACGCCCTGGGGTCGGGGATGGCGCACCTGGCCTTCCTCCCGGCCTGACCCGAGCAAACCCGGCCGGGTTGGTTAGGTGCGCAGAGGGCAACGGGTGGCCCGGCCGTGTTTCGGAGGGGATGTCGTCACGGCATCCCCTTCTTTTTCATGGGCTTGCGGACCCTCGCGCGCCGACAGCAAGTTGGATGGCCTGAGAACAGCGTAGAGGGGGCTCCCGGATCGAGGGAACCGCGACCTAATGCCTACGTGCCCACCAACACGTAGGAGAACGCCATGAAGCTGGAAGAAATGCCCACCAAGGAGCTGCTGGCCCTGCACAACAGGATCGCCGACAAGCCCGCGGGGCCCAAGACCTTCGCGACCCGAACTAAGCTCGTCGCCCGGATCGAGCAGGTCGCGGCCGACAAGAACATCGACCTGGCCTCGTTCGGGCAGCCGAAGAAGCCCAAGGCGACCGCGCAGCGCGCAGAACCGAAGGCCGAGGCCACCGAGGCGCCCGAAGCCGCCGAGAAGAAGCCGCGCGGCCTTGGAGTGGGCGCGCTTGCACGCGCGATCCTGATGGACCCGGCCGGTCACCCGCACGCGCTCATCGCGGAGATGGTCAACGCGCAGATCGATGGCGCGGCCGCCACGGCCAAGTCGGTGCGCTGGTACGCGAACGACATGCGCAAGAAGGGCGTCGAGGTCCCTCCCCGCCAGAAGCACCACCCCGCCGACATGGACGAGGAGCAGTCGGCCGAGGCGCTTTCCACCGTTCGGGTGGTCGAGCCCGCGCTCTCCCACGACTGACGCCGTTCTCCCGCCGTGCATGTAAAAGGGCCACCTTCGCGGTGGCCCTTTCATTTCATGCGCTTGTGCGCGATCGCGTCCCGACGGTGGATCAGGCGGCCGCTTCCTCGGGCGTCATGACGGGGACTTGAGCGTCTGGGTCATCGGCCTTCCGGGCGTTGTACAGGTGCTTCGCTTTCTCCCACATGAGGGCGGCCATGACGCGTGCCTCCAGTTCGTGCATGCCCTCGAACCCGCGCAGGTAGTCGGTGAGGGCGGCCTTCGGCCAGTCCTCGATGCCGTAGGCGTCGGCCAGTTCGGCGAAGGCATGGAACCATGAGTACTCCGCCCGGCACTCCAACTCCTCCTCATCGAAGTCGCGCAAGGCGATTTCTTCGCCCAAGTCCGACCTGACGGCATCGAACAGGGCCCAGCCTTCCGGACCGTGAGCGTCCGAGGTGTCAGTGCTGGGCAGGTGCTTCCACGCTGACACGACGCGCTCAGGCGAACCCTCGTCCGTCGGCGACAGGTCGAATGCGACAGAAGACAGTTGGTAGCGGGCGAACTCGTAGATGCCCATCGGGCGCTCGGTGGTTTCTTCGTTGGTGCTCATTGTTGAATCTCCTGGTCAGTTGATGGATGCCGGGCGTCCCCGGCGTCATCGCGCGATGGAGAGAAGTCTGGTCCCCCGTCAACAGAAAAAACATCATCATTTGCAGGCGCTATGCGGCGTCGCATTCGTTTGTTGACGGTGCGTCATCAGACGTGGTTGCGAGGCGTGGCGGCCACTCGCCCTCGGTCCACTCGAGGCCGAGCTGTTCGAGGATGTAGCGCGACGCGGCCTCCTGGTGCTTGCGCAGGTGCTCGGGGCCGACGTGGATGTAGCCCATCGTGACGTTGCTCGCCGCGTGGTTGAGCAGGTACTTCAGCTCAAGCAGCGGGACGCCGGCCTGCACGGCGAGCGTGGCGAACGTGTGCCGCAGGGCGTGGCCCGTCAGTCCGTCCAGCTCGTGCTGCGCGACCTCGGCGACGTGGCCCGACTTCGAGTCGGCGGGGAACAGCCACGGGCTCTTGCGGTGCAGGCGCGGGTTCTCCTCGACGCGGTGGCCGAGCAGGTCGGCGAGCGGCCCGGACAGCGGCAGGTCGAACGCGCGGGTCGATCCGCCCTTGGGCTTGGGCACGTGCAGGCGCCCGGAAGCGAGGTCCAGGTCTGATGCTCGTGCCTCGCAGGCAGACGTGCGCCGCATGCCGGTGAGCACCATGAACAGGTGCAGGTCCCGCCGCACCGGGTGGAGGCCGAGCACCGCCTTGCCCCACGCCTTGAGCCTGTCCGTCGGGGCGTCCACCTTGCGGCGCCGCAGCCCGTGGTAGTCCACGTTCCCGCAGGGGTTCGGCGGCAGGTCCGGGTGCTCGCGCAGGCCCCGGTTGTACACGGCCCTGAAGATGCGGAAGGCATTGTCCGCCGAGGGCGCGCCGTGCCGCTCGGTGATGCGGCGATGCCTGTCGCGCACGCCCGAGCGGTCCGCGCCGAGCTCGGCCAGCGGGCGGTCGAGCCAGTCGGACAGGTACTGCTCGCAGTTGTAGCGGTAGTCGTCCTTGGTCCTCGGGGACAGCGGCTTCGCCGCCAGGTGGAGGTCGAGCGCCTCGCGCAGGGTGATCCCGCGCGCACGCGCCCGGCGTCGCTCCTCGTTCGGGTTGACCCCGCCGCGCATTCCGACCAGCGTCTGTCGGGCGGCGTCGCGGGCCTGCTTGGCGTCCATCGCCGGGTGGTCGCCCAGCTTCGTCCTGACCTGCCGGCCGTTGACGAGGGACTGGACGTAGAAGCTGCGCTTGGTGGCGGTGACGATGAGGTAGAACCCCCTCATCTCGGTGTCGGCGTACAGGGCCGACTTGCCCGGCTCGGGGCGGGGCGCCCTCTCGACGAGGGACTGGGTGATCTTCGACTTCATGCTGGCTCCGTGGGTGGCGGGGCCACGGCGCGAACACGCTTTAGCGCCACAAGGTGCCGTGTTCAGACGCGCCGCAACTGCCCCTGAAGCCTCATTAAGTCGCGGTTTTCCCTCGGTGTAAGCGGCTCCGGACCGTCTGATTTCAAATCATGGCACTATGCGCACGCAGCGATTCGTAATGCGTAGGTCGTAGGTTCGATTCCTATTTCCGGCACCAGATCCCGACAGGCCCCGCTTCGGCGGGGCTTCGTCGTTCCAGGGGCGGCGGCGTCTCGCCAGTGGAGACGCCGCGCGGCTACAGTGGCGTCTCGTCCCGCCAACCTTCGATACCCGTGGCCAAGTTACCCGGCAAGTCCAGTGCGCGCACCGCCTACGTCTGCGGCGAGTGCGGCGCCGAATACAGCAAGTGGCAGGGCCAGTGCGGCGAATGCGGCGCCTGGAACACGTTGTCGCAGATCGTGCTAGAGCCGGCCGGCGGC